GTTTTATTTCGTTCATGTCTTATAAATTTGACAAAGTCAGTGAAAATACCCGTATTTGGTTGTTAAACGCATTCAATCTTTGTGGAGATAATGGCAAATCGTTCCAACGATACCTACGCTTCATTTGGGAAGTCAAGGAGGGGCAGTGGGCCGAGGAAGACGTGGCAGAGACGCTCGATGCCAGAACAGGAGCAGTCCTCAGAAGAGACGCGGCAGCCTTCTTCACAATGCTCCGTGGATATCACGCGCATAATTCAAGTTATCTCGAATGGGCCGCCAGAATTATTCCGGTCGCGTCGAGAGCACATTTTGAAATTATTGCGTTTGGCTCGAGAATTGACAGAAGAAGTTGTTGGGGACGACTTAGCAATTCGCAGGCGAATGAGGTCATATCTGCTGTTAGGATCTGCCACAAGTTCATGTTCCGGGACACAGACCGATTGTCCCGAACCATGCGGTACGTCCGAACGAGATTCGGATACGAGACAGCCGAACGAACCGCATACTACTTCCTCAGAAGAGAGTACACGGAAGGAGGAGAGCTATCAGAGTTCGGAAGAATTCACCAAAAAGCAGGATGGGATACTCAGACCAGGAGAACGCGTCGAGGTACAAATCTCGAACACAACGCTACAAGATTTGGTCTTTGGTTGGTACGTGCAACCAGTGACGCCGAACGAGCGAAAATTCGACGAGTTTGGAGAGAAGCCACACCAGCCTACAGGGATGCCGTCTACGAGCGGTTCGGACGAGAGAGCGTCAACGCCGCGCTTCGAGAGGGAGGAGAAAGTTTCGCCACCATCGAGTGACGCGAATCGCGACACTGAACCACCAAAACCTGACCCGGAGGAAAACCGTGCTAAGAGAAACACTGAACGGAAAGAATCTGGTAAGTCAAATTTCAAAAACGACCAAACCAGTGAGGAAACTAAGATACCACCGAAACCACGGGAGAAAGATGATGAGAGCAGAGGTGGTTCTAGCGACGATGATGATGATGGTCCGGGCCTGCCACCGCCGGGACCAGAGTTGGATGATGTTAGCTTGCGTGATGTCAGCATTGAGGAAAAATTACAACACTTGCAGTACTTGAGGGGTATCGACCAAAAGTATGACATAATCAAAGAAGCCGGAGTGATCGCTGAGGATTTCGGGGGCATTGGGGCCATAACCATGGTGCGGCATCTACCGGGCGTGTTAACAGCGTCTGGCGATGTGTTCCGTGACCAGTTTACGCCTAGTCTGGCTCACCAGAACTGCACCTGGAAGTTGGTTGAAAATAAGGATGGAGAGGATTATTACGAGTTGGTAGGTGAGACCAACATAAAACCAGCGTACGCTGGACCCAGTGCGACCTATGGTGTTCTGGGTTATGATCAAAACGACAGGCGGCCGTTCAAAATAATAAAGATCAATCGTAATATAAAAAGAACCGCCTATGATATTAAACACGTGGACTTTGAGCTCTACGGCGTGTTGAGGATGTACATGGCTACGCGTCCGGTGACGAAAGACACTCTCGCCGCACTTCGCACTGAGGCGACTAAATTCATGAGGAACTTTAAGTCGTCGCACTTGGATGCTTTGTTAGTTGCTGAGATTATGGAGGCCACAATCTTTGCTGCGATGGTTCCAACAGCAGGAAGTTTGTCGCGTTGGTCCAAGCACATCACACACAGTGCGGCCATGCGCACTGAGCTTTGGAACAGCAACATCAAGGACGGGATTGTCCCACCCAAGTGGTGGGCCTTTTGGCGGCGTGATGCGAAACTGTACGCATCAACCGAGTAGGAACTCGGGCTGGCCGGCTTATGTCTATCACCGTTCTTCAAACATCGAAAATACCAACCCAGGATGAGATCGTGGTTTAAATTGCCACCTGGGTTTGAAGACGGGGTCTGCAACTCCTTTAAGAATAGGATGTATCCCTATGTTAAGATGAACCGTGGCGACCTACCGCTAACATATACGCACAATGGTTGTTGGTGCAATGAACTACTTGCGTTGAAATTCAGACACCAAATGGACACTCCAAAAGTGGACAAAGATGTGCAACATCATATTGATGTTGCTTTGGATTCTCTATTTGAGCACGTGATGCCGAATGGCGAGAAATTACGACGAGATTATATTCTGAAGAGTAGACAACAAGTGGTGAACCAATACTCAGGTAGGTATAGGAGGCGATATGCTAAGGCAATGACTGAGTTGAAGACTCGCAGCCTAAATCATAAGGACTTCATGAATAAGGGGTTTGTTAAAGCAGACAAGGAAAACACTAAAGACATAAGCAAAGCCAGCCGTTTAATACAGTACATGAAAGAGACCGGCGCCCTTGAAATGGGGCGATTCACGCACGCGGTGGAATTGGATATCTATTCACTGCAGGACAAATACGGAACCAAGATATTCGGGAAGGGTGGCAACCTACATGAAATAGCCGAAGATATGGTTAGGAAGAAAAGCAACTTCCTTGATCCAGTATACTTGCTGCTGGACGCCAGCAAGTTTGACGCGCATGTATCTGACCTGATGCTTAAATCCGTCGCTAAATGGTACCCGAGACTATTACAACTGCCCAAACAGCGCAAGTACGTCGCATGGCTGTGGCAGCATACCATAACTAATTATGGCTTCACTGCGGGGGGCATCAGGTTCAAAACACACGGAACCAGAATGAGCGGACATATGGACACCGGCCTCGGAAATAGCCTGATAATGTTCGCCATGATTACATCATACCTGAAGGTCGTGGGCATCACCAAATACAGCATGAGCGTCAATGGCGATGATAGCGTGGTCATGATTGAGCGTAGTGATGTGGTTAGGGCACGGGACATATCCATATTCAAACGTTTCGGGTTTAATATGAAGTTTGAAATGACTGATGATTTTAGCCAGATGGATTATTGTCAGACCAGACCAGTTAAAACCAAATATGGCTGGATCCTGGCACGGGCCCCAGATAGGATATTGGGACGTGTAGGATGGTCGGTTACGAAGTTTTCCAAGGCGAAGAGAAAGGACTACCTGTTTTCGCTTGGAAAGGGTGAGCAGGCAATAAACTATGGTTTGCCTATTGGTTACGCATTGGGTAAAGCGCTCGTTCGCGCGGCGCCACACGGCAAGATGATGGATATTAC